ATAGTACCTATATATTTTTGATAATATTCCATATTATGAGTATGAGAATTAAACATTTTATTTTGCCAATTTTCAAAAAATGCTCTTTGTCTTAAAAACTTATCTGCCATAAACTCACATTCCATTACTGAAGAATACCTATAAGCGTAAGGCATTTTTCTTCCAGGTCCATATGCTGAAAAGTTTGTACTAACAATATCTCTTGATGGTAATTTAACGCTAGTACACATCAAAGCAACATTATTTTTTATTTCATTTGATTCTAAAGCATTTGGTGAATCCAACCCTTGATGGCCAGCTTGTGTATAAACTTGTATTGCGTCTTCAGGTCTAGGTGGATATAATCTAATTAAAAATCTATTTGCTCTAGCAACACCTTCACCTTTGTTTATTTCTGTAATAAACTTACCAATAGATGTAAGCTGGTTATAACCAGGTTCTTGTTTTGTTAGTCTAGGGTCGCCTTCAACGTTAACCAATGATTTATCTCTAGGGATACCCACACGGATATCCATATTACCAATACGTTTACCTGCTCTAAATATTGCCATTAAACTATTCTCCTACTGTCTGACCACACTCGTTGTGCTGTTGCTTTTCTAAATTTCTGTACAGGTAGATATACTGCAACTGCCATTTCATCAACATCTATTCTTAAAAAATTTGACCTAACGTGTTTCCACAAATATTTCTTAACTGTTGGTTTAATCAAACTTATATTTTTAAGTGTATTATATGACGCATTTATTATTGTAGTACGGTCAAAATCTGTATTACTAGCATATCTTTGTAACTCTTGTAATAATTTAAATCTCAATGCATAAGGTAAATAATGAAAATTCAACCCTACAAAACCACCTCTAAATGTATCTATAGGCAACACTAATGGAAATATATCATAATATGGCAATGTCTTTTTGCCTTTAGGGTCATAAAAGTAGAAATTCAAACGACCTGCACTAGGTCTAGCATTTAACTTACCACTTCTCATAAGAGTACGTGCTCCTGCCCTATTAGTTATACTACCTATAGCATTTCTATACCAGGATGCTGCCTTCATAACACCCTTTTGTTTGTCCACTATGGGTTGGAATATATTTACCATATGTATATTTATAATGAAAAAGGGCACCTATTACTAGGTGCCCTTAAAGTTTAACGTAGTTTGAGAGAGAAAGGTCTACTCTTCGTCTGCCAATTTACTAAAATAAGACAACGTATCGTCTTCCTCGCTAGCAGGTTTAGAGTGACTTACATCAACTTTTTTCACCTTACCGTTTGTCTGTTGTGGGAGGTCTACAGTTTCCACGGTACTAGTGTTTCGTGTTCCCATAATTACCCTATTCAGTTTCTCTTTGAGTTCGTCATAGGTTTTAAAATTACTAGGGTCCACAAAAGGTTTTAAAGGATATTGTTTAGACCATATCGCTTTGATGTTTTCGTCATCTTTTGCTAATGGTTTCACTCCTTCAAATTCAGATTTGTCATAGTTCCAATAACCATCAACTTTTCTAATTTTCAGTTTAAGGTTTGCACCTTTCCAAAAATCAAATGGGTTGATTGCTTTTTCATCCTCAAATTGAGGTTGCATTGCTTCTGATATTTTATCAAATATTTTTTTACCATATCTGAATAAGAAAACTTTACCTTCATTTTCTGGATGTTTTGGATCGCTGACCACATAGATGTTAGAATAATATGATAATTTTCTTTTTCTCTTACGAGCAATATCTTTATCACTATCTACACCTGTGTTCCACAATCTAGTATTATCTTCACTAACTGGATCTTTAGTATTTAAAGTTGTTAATGAATTTTCAATGTACCAACCGCCTTTGTCTTGAAATGCGTGTGACCATACTCTTTGCCAAGGCATTTCTTCTTTTTCAGACGCAGGTAAAAGTCTTAAAACGGCATAACCGTTTCCAGTTTTATCTAGTTCTGGTTTCCAGAATCTATCGTCTTGATACTTACTCTTGTTTGATTTATCCTCAGGATTGAGGTTTGTTTCAAGTGCCTTTGTTATCTTATCAAAGTTACTTGATGATGATTTTAATGTTTCAAAATCCATATAATTATATCTCCTTTGTATTAATTGTATGTTGTATTTGTGTTAGCTATATTATCGCTATCTCTTTCTTATTTATACTCTCTAATATATCATAAACCTAGTATAGAGTCAAGCTTGGAATAATCTATGTATTTTAAATTAGAAGTACTATACCACTCTTCAATAGGACCACTTACTTTATCTCGTCCATCATTATATAAATTAACCTTATAAAACTGTATCTGTGGAAACCTATTAAACATAGTCTTCCATTGGTTAATCCAATTGATAGCAGGTGTAGGACTATTTCCTTCTGCTGTATAATGTTTAGTACTCTTATATAAGTTATTAAGAAATTTATTATGACTATATAAATCGTGTCCTATTAAATATATTTCATTAGGTCTCTCTACTTTAGCTGCAACCAAACCAGATGAAGCACCACAAGCCCAACCGTGGTCTTTTGGTTCATCAATATCTTCTAATGAGTGTGAATAATCTGGCTCTTTAATCCAACTAACTTTAACTGTAGCGTGTTTAACGTCTTTTCTAATTATACCTCCATCTTTTTTTAATATTGCAACAATACCTTCTAAATTACCACCGTGCATAACATATTGTTTTGAATCACCACGTTCATTTGTTATCAGTATACCTTTTTTAATTGCCTCTTCAACATCTTCTACAGACAAACTATCTGCAAGTACTTTATCATATGAAAATGAAGGCACAGGTGTCCAACCTCTAAAATAACAAGGTATCTTTTGTGCCATACCTGCGTGATATACTTCGTGTGTTATTCCGTGGTCAACAGCTGTTATACAATCGCATAAATCAGGATGGTCTCTATAAATGGCATTACACCCATACATTTTACCAAATGGTTTATATTTGTATAAATCTATATCTTTTCTACTCTCACCATTGCCTATACAAAATACTCTATCTGGCATTTATTCTATCCATTGCTTCTATAATTTCTTTCGTTGTATAATCATATCTTGGTTGTATTGTATCTAAAACTTTTCTAATAGCTTTAGGATATAATTTATGTTCTTCATTTAAAACTTTCCGTTCAAGTGACTCTTTAGTTTCACCTTTACCTATCTTCACTTCTCTTTGCATAATAATTTCTCCTGAATCTAATTCACCTGTAGCATAATGAACCGTACAACCAGTAAATTCTTCTTTGTTGTCTAATACTTGTTTATGTACATTTAATCCCTTGTACCTTGGTAATAATGATGGATGAATATTTAAAACTGTATATTTTTTAGTAAATGTACTAGACAATTTTCTCATAAATCCTGCCATACAAATTAAACCAATATTATGCTTGTTAATTTCATTAATGATTTGTCCTTCGGACTCTACAATTTCAAAAGGTATTTTATATTGTTTTGCATACTTTAAACCAAATGCCTTTGGACTGCTACTCATTACTACTTTAACTTGTTCACCAAAGTTTTTAATGATTGAAAGTAAATTAGAACCTCTACCAGATATTAATACTGCTATGTTTATCATCCTTTAACAAGTGGAACAAAAGTACACCCTATTAAACTTTCTTCTTTAATAATTGGTACACCTGCCTTCTCTTCTTTTTTAATAATCTCTACTATCTTATCACCAACAGGCACAATCATTTTACCACCATCTTTTAATTGTTTAAGTAATTTATATGGTACTTTATCTGCCATTGCTGTTACAATAATTTTATCATATGGTGCGTGTTCTTCCCAACCATTGTGACCATCATCTACTTTAAATTTCACGTGTTCATAACCTAATTTTAACATTAACTTTTGTGTTCTTTGTGATAGTTTAAAAATTCTTTCTACTGAATATACATTTGCTGTTAATTCTGCCAACACAGCAGTTTGATAACCTGAACCTGTACCTATCTCTAACACTTTGTCTAAAGGTTTAATACCTAATTGTTCAGTCATATATGCAACCATAAAAGGTTGTGATATAGTTTGACCATAACCTATTTCAAGTGGTGTGTCTTCATAAGCAAATGCACCACCCACACAAAACTTATGACGTTGTACTTGTCGCATTGCATAGATAGTTCTCTGGTTGATTTTATAACCCTTGTTCATAAGAGTTTTAATCATTTGGTCCATATCTCTTTTCATTAAAAATAGTTAATATTAATATTAACTCTCCTTGGAGCATTTGTTGTGTTTGAACTAGTATGTAATTTAGATGGATCAAAAAGGATTGCTCTGTTTGCAACACTCTCAACTTTGTCAATTTTGTCGCCATCTTTAAACTTTGTGTAACCATTACAAGTATTAAAAGCAAGTAAACAACCTTTGTGTGTATAATCTGTATCTATGTGCCAAGTGTGTTCAACAAGTTTGCCTTGATTAGGATATGAATTTATTTTTACTCTTATCAACTCTTTCATTTTTAATATATCTGTAATTGGTTTTATTATATTAAACACGTCTTTAGTATTATAGGGTTCCATTTTTTGATTGTCAAATAACGAGTGAACCATAAAAAATTGTCCGTCAACTCTTTTAACTTCTTTTTTTATTTCCTGTGGGGTTTTATCCCAATCCCATTGAGAATAGTTATCTACTGGTTGGTCAAAATGATACCAAGGAAAAGTACGACCCAATACCATTTCTTTCATTTCATTAAAAGTGTATTCATCTAAAAAATTATCTATAACTTTAATCATTTTAAACGTTTTTTCCAAAACTCTTTTATCTTATTATAGTTAACTGTAAATTGTTGTCTTAACATTAAATAACTTATTCTTTCATCTTCTTTAAATTTAGGATCAGTTACAATATTTAAATTTCTATGTTTTATTTCATCTTTAGGTATCAGTATCAATTGTGCTATTGGTGTGCCTGCTTTGATTAACTCTTCTCCTTTTGTAGTGTGCCAAAACATAGGCACCATAATACTACCTATTCCCAAATCACAATCTAATATACCTGAACACGTTGTAAATCTAAAATCATCTAGGTAAAATGGGTGCAACATTAACAGATAATGGTCTTTAGGTATTCTTACCTTCCAAGGCATATTAACTTTAAGTATTTTCTTTAATGTGTCTTTCGGCCAGTTCTCATAAAAAGGATATAAATTTCCTACTCCGTGATGATTAACAAACTCTTCTTTTGCGCCTATAGCTTTGTCATTTAAAGATACTTGCCATCTATAATTTTCTTCATCATCACCAAGTACATCTATCTTAACGTCTTGATGTAGTCTTACAATATATCCTTGATTTCTATAATCAATAATACCTGGACATTTTGATGTATGTCTTTGATCCTTTTTTACTGCGAAAGATGTATTTTCATATTCACCTCGTTGTGTCAATGACCCAAATTTTCTATAATCTTGCGCCATCTTAATCATCCATTTGTGTCTATATTCACTTGCCTTAATTATAGGCATAGTCTTTTCAACACCTTCTATTTGTGCTATAAAATCAATTTTCATTTTGGAATCCTTCTCGTATTGTTTCTTTTAATATTAATTGTGCTTCCACTTCATTGTATCTTAAAAATGGTTTTAACTTTTTGAGTTTAATGGAGATATTAGGCCAGACAACCTTTTCCTTAATTTGTGTATCCCAATCTTTGATAAACGCAATAGCTTTATCAAGTATGATGGCGGTCTGGTAGCTAATTTTTTCTTGAATAAGTAATCGTAGCATTCTTGGATGTTGACCATTATGTACGCCCATACCACTATCAAAAGTAATACCACGCTTGTTAAAATCGTAAATAATACGACCAATATCGTTTCGCAAATTATAATTAAGAGACTCACTATACTTTCTATATCGTAAGTAGATTTTGTGTCCATCATCTTCAAGTAAATTTCCTATCCATTTTTTATTATTACTAGCAAAGTTAGAAACAAAATAATCAACAATACTATCTTTAGCATATCTATTTGAAAGTTTATAAAAAAAATATCTATCATTACGCTTTGTAAATTGTTCCAAACTCGTATTCACCTTACCATTATATTTATGATAGTCATAAGCAGTTGTAGTAAAATGTAATTTAACTGCTAGATATGTCTTATAGACATCAAATCCATTATAATTCATTTATTAACCATCTAACAAGTACCTTACACACATTGGAAAATGGTCTTTCATATGTTTTGATATATGATGTGTTACCATTCTTGTTTCCACTTGAGCATTTTCTTTATTTCTTAAATTACATACCCTAGCAAATGCATATAAACTACCTGACCATATCCACTCGGTCATCATACATTGAGGTAATATCATACGTGCCATTTCAGGTGCTATATCGTCTGCTAACATATCATTATACATTTCTTCAGCGTCATTTATTATTTTAGTTATATCATAAGGTACTTCTTCATCACTTGAACCTTGTTTAATATTCTTATCAGGACGTTTTCTCCACATAAATGGAACATAAAAATGTGGTTTATCATCTACGTATCTTCTACTCACTTCATTCCAACTTAAACCAACTTGATGTTTAACTAATTGTCTTGCAACAAAAACAGGTGCCTTAATTCTAAATG